CCGATTGCCTTGAAGAGACGCTCACCACGGGAAGCACCAATGGCCGAGCTGTCAAACAAACGACGTTCGTCGCCTACAACAGTAGCAGCAGCACCGAACTCACCAGCGGCGTTAATGTCAACAAAGAAACCAGTAGCAGCAGTGTCAGCATCTGTATCAAAGGCAATCATTCCGCCAGCACCAGCAGTACCAAAGTCACCAAGTTCAACTTCAGCAGAAGCAACACCTTTGAGAACAGACAACAGAGCGTTATGCTCGTCTTGACCGCGAACTTCAGCGAAGTCACGAGCGATCTTCAAGAGACCGTCTTGCTTAGAAACAACTTCTTGCAGGTTTACCTGCTTGGCACCAAACGTGCGAACCGTTTTGATGTAGTTGCTGACTTCAGTCGTGATATCAGTGTAGGTACCATCAGCAGCATTCGAAAGCGATGCTACGTTGATGTTAGCCGCAAGGGGCTGGTACCAGCGCATTTGACCAATAAAGCTTTCGCCGTCAGCTGTGATGTCGTCACGGTTGCCAACGATGCCTGTCGAGTTTAGTTTACGAGCGGCGGTATACGCTTCGTCGCTGTAAGCAGAAATCGCGAGGGCGATGTTCTGGAAGTCTGTATTTGTAATAGCCATAATTGTTATTCCTTATTCGAGAATTTATCGGTAGGAGAAAGCTCCTAGTTTACCCTTTTGGGCAAGTTTAAGTAGTTCGTCAGTAGTCATATCCAGTACGCTCTTTTTAGGAGTAGTATCAGACGTCCCACCGGGGTTGTCCATTCCTTTGCCTGTGTTCATCTTAGCACGGAAAAGGAACTCGTTGTCGGGGTCTTTAGAGTAATCTTCAACAAAAGAAGCAATTGTCTTACCGTCTTTGCTAACCCAGTTACCGTCATCGTTTTGTTCGAGGTTATCAATGACATCACGACGGGCCATTTCACGACTGCGTTCATTCTTGAATTCAAGACTAGCGAGTGCGCTTGACACGACCTGATCTCGTTTCAGAGAAGTATTTTCTGCTGTTAGAACCTTTAGTTTAGCTTCTGCCTCTGTGACCTTCATTTCAGCCAGTTCTTGCAGTTTACCATCAGCTTCTAGTTGCTTCATCTTCTCTTCTTTTTGAGACTTGTCAAGATCATCTTTTTCTTTTTCTGACTTGGCAAGTTTCTCAGCCATCTTGTCCATGTTTGCCTTCATTTTAGCAAGTTTTTCGTCGGCAAGACGTTCTACACGGGCCTCAATATCTTCATCTTTAGGGGTTTCATCGGGCTTTGCGTCAGCTTCTGCTTCAACAAGCTTAGCCTCTGCTGAAAGGATCTCAATTTCCAGTTTAGCAATTTCACCCTTGTCCTCAGTTTCAGACTGTTTAGCTTTGAGGTCTGCGATCAGTTCCTTTAGTTCTTCAATACTCATAGTTTCTCCTTAAGCACAGCTTAATGTTATAATAATGAACGAGGCACGGCCTCTATTCGGGTTGTGGTCTTTGACTATTACAAATATATCAGGGACCGATACCATACCAGTCTTCCCCATCAAGGATAGGGGCTAGTATGTCTTCGCGAGTTATCGCGTTAGGGGGATCAATCAGACCAAGGCGTTTAGCCTCGTCTAAGAGATTATAGTAAGTTGTACGGGAAAGCCCGTTTCGACGCATTTCTAGAAGTGTACGTCTTATAGTGTCACCTTCAAGAGCATCCGCATAGATGGTTCTGAGGGCGGTTCTTGCACGATCAGCTTCTGCTACGTTAGTAAAGAAAGCGTCGTGAATGGTTCCTGTGTCAACATTGTTCTTACGGCCCCACAAGTGGAACTGTCTGACAATGACTGCATCGTTACTATGGTTCCCATTGACACCAAGGCCAATAGAAGCACGAGTAGTAGAACCTTTTCCTAAGAGTTTACCGTCCTCTGCTGAGGATTCATAGATGTTCATCACCTTTCGTCCTGTAACAGGGTCTGTAAACTCGATTCGTTCTTGTATCTTTGGTCGATAACGTTGGGTCATTATCTTTCCATCGAAAGTAACCCAAGGAATATCTACCTTTTGAGTCTCGCTAGTATAGTCACGGGCAACCTTTTTCCAGAAGGTAATAAAGTTGTTTGTAACAGGGGCACGGTCACTTAGATTTTTAGACATAATACGAGACACAGCCTCGAAGTCGTTTGGTGTGATAATGCCTTGACGAGCGTTCATGATTTTTTCAACAAACTCACCAGTTGACGTATGGATTTCCATAGCGTCTTGCATAAGTTGTCTGCCGATAGAAGTGTCATTGTTGACAAGTTCTACCAATTCTTTTCTGAAGGCCACAAGATCGTCTACTGTTTTAGTGGCTTGAAGCCTAGTAGCAATCTTTACCTGACCATCAACTATTCTTAATTGTTCTGAGAGATCAGCTTTAGTAATAGTTAGATAACCTTTATCGTCAAGTATAGAACGGAGCTTGTTGGCAACGTTGGCTGTCTTTGTAGCCTCACCCGCACCATAGAAGGTAACCATGTTCTGAGCTTTAGCTGCCTTAGCAAGGTCCTCCCAAGTAAGGTTAGCATTTCTCAAAGACGCGATCTTAAGAAAATCAGGATCATTGATAGTGTCCATAGCAACCAAGTCATACAACCTGTTTTTCTTTGTTGTTGCCAAAACGTTTGATGCCTGCGCGATAGCGCGGTCTCCTGTAGAGAGTGCAATAATTTGGGCACCAGAAGACGAAGCATCGTTTTCTATCATTAGCTTTGTCTTGTAAGCAGAGAGTTTCTTAAGATTGTCGAAGCTACCGTCTACAGCATCGTAGATACGAGTGTATTCTAGGGAGAGCCTAGCAAGCTTACCAACCTCTGCCCCTTCAAGCCCTCTTAGAAGAGGGTGCTCAAGGAACTCACGGAGACGTCTGTCTCGTTGTGTTTTAGATTGCATAAGACGACCTAGCTCAAGCAACAGTTTCTCATTGCGCCTAAAGATAGAAAGTCTACCTGACTGAGTAAGAGCCTCTGTTGCGGGGCCAAGAAGGGCACCAATTTGAATACGAAGCTCACGAACAGCTTGAGGGTTCATTGCCACAGCTTTGCCTGAATTTAGAAAAGGTCTAACAAGCTCTCCGCCTGTGGGCGTAAGATAACCACGGTGGTAAACACGTCCACGGGAGTCAATAAACGCCTGTGTTCTAAAGTTAGCATTACGAAGACGGTGATACTTGGCTGTAGCCATCATACCGTAGCCTTGTTCTCCACGGGCTAGTATTTCATGTCTGAACTCATTGAGAGAGTCATACTTTGCAGAGTTACCACGGGGGTCCCTGAAGCGTACAAGATCATCCATGAAGTCAAAGTACTGACCATCAACAGAGTATTCTACGTCCATAACGTGATTCATCATGTTGGCAAAGTCTTTGTCTATCTGCTTGGGATCAAAGTCAGCAAACCTGTTGGAAGAAATAATAGGTATACCAGTTTCATTGCCACGAGCGTCTACAAAGGTTTTCTTACCGATTGACACAAAGAGCCTGTCACGATCATTGACCACACCAAGTCGTCTAGCTATAGTGTTTCTACGTTCTGCTTCCTGTAACCTGAGAAGGTTCTTGTCTATGACAACGACTTCCCGGCTAATAGTATCACCCCAACCCCCAGAGGCTCGACCTGTATCTAGGTCTAGTACACCACGGCGAGTTTTACCACGGAAACCAATACGGATAAGATTGTTATCCTTCATGTACTGAAGAATCCTCGATCCCTCTGTGTGATAGGATTTTAGCGTGTGAGTAACACCCGGAACAAGGCTACCAATGTCGTCTGCTAGGCTCTTACCGATTTTTATAGCTAGACTATCGTAATCAGTAGACTGCCCAGAGGCAACCAGTTTAAAGGTCTTAGTCAGAGCCTCAAGGGCCTTTTGATCAATAATTGCAGAAGTTGGAGCTTTGGTTCTAATAAGAAACTCGAAATCGAGTATGCTTCGAGTCTTTGCATTGAGCTTAGAAATCTGTTTTTGCCACCAAACATCAGGGGGGTCAAACGTGTACTTCTTTTTAAATTCCCTGTGAGCCTTCCTTAGCGGAACAACTCTGTCAAGCATGTCACTTTTAAACTTCTTAACGTCTTTTGGTGTAGTTAGATACTTAGAAAAATAGGACCGCATCGGGGCACGGCCTGAGATATAAGCTTTTTCAGCAAGCTTCTTACCTTGGGTTCGACGCCAAGCATCAATAAATCTTTGGTCTGCAAGCTGATCCTTAGAAAGATCTGCTAGGTTATAGTACTTACCCATGATCTGAACTTGAGGAGTATCCTTGCTTAGGTAACTAACAAACATCTCTGATCGTGCCCTAGAGCGAGTGTCTAACAAACGTGAGGTGTTTTGTACAGCGAACCTGTTTTCAGCACGAATAACAGAAACAAGGTCTCCCCAAGGGGTCTTGTCTTTGTTATAACGTTGGAAAACAACCCTAAGATTTTCTATGGCAACAGTTTGTTGATTGAGAGAAATCTTGTCGTCTAGGCCAGCTACGGTTGACTCAATAAAGTTCTTTTGCTCAAGGGTAAGGTCTTTAGAGTTCTTCATAAAGTCGATACGCTCTTGATACAAATTGAAGTCAGGGTCATAAAGCAGATTGTTCTTTACTTCTCCTGTAAGAGGGTCTGAAGAAAAGTTACGCTCATCGAACTCATTGCCAACACGCCTACGGGAGGCTTGTTTACCAACTAGACTTGTACCTTTGTAGTTAGTCAGCGCAAGAGTAGAGTTGTAGTCGTCTGCATCGTTTATAAACAGGTTCCTGACCTCAGCTTTTCGAGCAGGGCTAGTTATTAACATAGAAGGTCTTTTTGCGTCAATAGAAAACTCTTTTGACTTGACAACCTGACGTGGCCTAAAGACAGCAGTAGCATTGGCTGCTCTGGTTCTTAGAGCCTGAATACTCAAGGCTTTTCCTACAGGAGATATAAACTGTTCAGCCTTAAGCTTACCTTGTCTAAACAGGTCAGCAGCATCAGCCCCACCAAGAAGTTTGTCTTGAATGTTCATAGGTTGGCGTCTTAGGAACTCACTAAAGGTTGTGATTATAGCAGGTTTACCGTTAAAGTCGGCAACATCTAACTTGTCTACCTTCATCTTTTTGAGTCTGTCAGAAGAACCCATAGCAGAGAGTTCGTCTTTGCTCTTAACAACAGGGATCATAGAGGAACGACAATTCCAGTGAAGAGGAGGCCTGTACTGCTTTTCGTCTATGCCATACATTTTACCATTATGAAAGCTACAGATTGCGCTTGTTCTTGAGTCAAGAATAGCTGTGAACATATAGCCCGCTAGGACGTCTTTGTTGCTCTCAATGACTTTGTTCATTGCAGCGGTCTGAGTAGAGGTAATGGAAGTCCGGGTTAGAGTCCGGGCTTGGTATTCTGTTATCTTTGTGGTTTTGAGTACATCTTTGATGATGTCGTTTTGTGATAGACCTTTGGCTAAGCCACCTCGTACCTTGTTTTGGATACGGACAAGCTCACCAGAAGAAATGTTAGCAAGGCCCGTTGAAAGAGTCTTTGGACCCTTGATTGCTGGCCCTGTGATCTCTGCCAGCAGTTCACGAGTACGAGGTCTGTTGACCTTAAAAAAGGATCTTACTTCTTTGTGTAAGTTATCAGAGTGAAAGTCAAGTTCTGCGGTAGAGAACTCTCTTAGGCCCCTAGAGGCACTTGAGTTTAGTTCTTTAGCGAACCTGCTTACTTCTGGCTTGACATCAGACCGTATGTTTCCTTTTAAAAGATCCCTAAGGCGTTTACGGTGTCTCCGGATGATTCTTCCGTTTTCTACTTGCAAGCCTTGTTCATAGAGTCTTACGTCTGTCATGTGATCAATAATACGATCAAACAGTCTATCGTTAACGTTCATCTTGTACTCCTGTGAGTAGTAAGGATGTTAGCCAAGAACACCGCGCCTTTACTAGTATGGCCGGATTTACAGTCTGAGTATCTTGGCTATTATGGTGCCGCGACGAAGAATCGAACTCCGGACAACCTCATTACAAGTGAGGTGCTCTACCAACTGAGCTATAGCGGCCTATTCGTCTTGTAGTTGTACGTCTGTGCTGTCTGCATTAGGGGTAAACCCAAGCGGATCTGTTTGAATCTCTGAAATAGCGTCCTCATCATTGTAGTCCGCAGGTAAGAAA